CTCGTCTTCCGTTTCTCTCAGCTTGACGCTGACTAGCTACCCTGCTAAAGAACCCACGCTCACCGCTTCTGCTCTCATACAAGCTTGACCATTCGTTTAGGAATGCTTCAAAGTCAGGCTTCTCTGTGTAACATGCGCTGTTGTTAGCTAGTCCTCGTTGTGGATTCTCTACCCACCATTGTCCTGACTTGGCTCTTCTAATGCGATCATCGGTGAGGTTACTGAGACTGATAAGAGCTGATCTTCTGACTCCGCCAACGATGACGATTTGTGCAATCTTACAGCAGAGATCGTGACATTCGATGGAAGAGAGCTTTCTACCTGCGGCAGACCGAAAGACTTCAACAGTGAACTTGAAGAGGTCTTCGAGAGGTTCTGGGCCAGATGCTCTACCACCGAAGGTTTTAAGGGGTTCGCCCGAAGCTCGAACTCTAGATAAGTCCCACTTAGGAACTTGACCACTATAGAGCATTGTGATAAGTTCACGGTAGGCTTTAGCCCATCCAATCTTAGAGTCGGCAACGTGGATGATTGTTTCTGTTGCATGGAAGTCCTCCGATACTTCGGGTAGTTTGTTTATGTATTGTCGCTCGACACTGAATCCTGCACCTGTACCACACATCAAGATGTACATCATCTCATCGAATGCTTTAGGGTGGTCGATAGGTAGATAGCTACAGTTGAACCCTGCTACGTTGTCTCTGTCTAACGCATCTCCTGCTGTCATTAACGCTCGCATAGATGGCATGACTTCTAGGTTGGTGATCGCTTCTCTTAGCTCCTCAGCCGTTCTATCGTCAAGGCTACCTCTGTTCTTAAAGAATGAGATGTACCTGTCTACTGTCTCATCCCACGTTTCTCTGCGTTGTTCATCAGGAAGATAACGTGCGTATCTACTCTTGTGAATATAACTTTGATATACGTCCATTACTTCTTTACCTCTTTGTCTTTTGATTTGTCTTTTGGTTTATCTTTCTTGCCGAAGATAGCGTCCCAATTAGACTCGAATGTTTCTGGGTTTGGTATAGGTCTTGGGCTACTGCCTTTACCTGACATACTATTCTCCTATTGTAATGTGTCTGATATGGTAGGCTCGCCTGATAACAATCCTATCTTAGCCGACTCTAGTAGGAAGATAGCCTCAGCAATACTAAGACTAGTTCCTACTGTCGTGTATCCTATCCTGTCATATACAACTAATGCAAACTCTGTTTCCGTATCGTCCTCATCTAGTTGTAAGCTATCTATAGCGGCTGTTAGTTTCTCAAGCGTGGTCATTGCTTCCTTGTTAAAGTTACCATCAATCACTTTCATATTTATACCTGTTGTTCTATTAGTCTCTCTAAGTACCACTTGGCTTTCTCAAGGTCTTCCTTTGGTTTATCCTTGTAGGTGTATCGCCATAAGTATTTCATTGCGTTACCTTTAAGGTATCCTTTGAACTCTTGTAGAGACATAGATTCTTTGATAGCTTCTATGCATTCAATACTACCTTTGTTGTAGTGCGGTGGTTCTTCTACCATTTGTTTCGATTCTTCTTCAGCCATTTGAGCTAATCGTTTATGGTTGAAGTATCCCGCTGAGTGTGTAACTTTGTCCCACTCTTCTGGAGTAGCGTCATCGATACTCATTCTAATTCCTCCTCAAGTTCTTCATAGCGTTCTTCAATCTTGTCTTTAAACTTAGAAACGATATCTTCACTAGCTATATCTAATACCTCTAGTAATGTTATCTCGTCTAGGTATGAAAGACGTTCGCATAAATCATCAAATGTTAGTGCCATACTTCTTCTCCAAGTAGGACATTGATACTGGCATCTCATCAAACTGTCCTTTGTTTACTTCGTGTAACATCCATATCCCACTCCAACTGCCATTGGTTTGGTGGTTGAGATAGTCCTCATCGTGAGCGTAGTAGATACCTGCAAACAGTCCAGTGATTCTAGAACCATCTGCTCTTCTTGAATAGGCACACTCTCTATCTTGAACGTGACCCATAATACAACTCTGATGTTTCTTGGTTAGCATTGATCGTGCGCTACTTACTGGTCTGCCCATGACACCACTAGTGAAGTAGTGGCAGTAGGCGATGTCATCGATGATGGCAGGTTCTAGGAAATCATACACCTCCCAACCATACTCATCAAGCTTGAAGTCACGATAACCTATGAGACCATCTAGCTTTGCATCGTTCTCAATAGCACGTTCGATGCGTTGTTCGTGGTTACCTATCAGAAATACTAATCTAGGATTCCACACTTTCTTACGGTTCTGACGTAGCCTTTGTTGCTCTTCCCTGATGGGGCGAAGGAAGGCTTCCATGCCTCTGTGTCCTGCCTCGATGTCGTTGGTGTATCGTCTGCCCTCGAAGGACTTCTTACCTACATCATACATCGATAAAGACGGCATGTCCCAGTGGTCTCCCAGATGAACAATAACGTCAGGCTTCTTAGCGGCGGCGTACTTACCTGCCCACTCAAGATGCTCGACAGACTGGTCTGGCTTTACTTGGGTGTCTGGTATTACTAAGTGTCTAGTCATTTGCTTTACGCTCCTCACGCTCTGCGTTGGTCTTCTTCTGATGGCAAGGTTTACATAACACCTGTAGCCCATCAACCTCACAGAACATATTCTCTACGAATTTAGGTAGGTCTTCGTACTTGCGTAATGTACCCGCAGGTACGATGTGATCTACTTGTACTTCTTTATCCTTGAACCACTCTTCACAACAGGCACATTGGAACTCGAAACGATGACGCTTACCTACAACTGTTTTCTTTGCTTTAGCTTTGGCGGCGTATCTTGGTGGGAATCTACGGTTCGCTTCTCTTAGCGCTGAACGTATGAATCCCCAATACCTTGCTTCTGTCCACTTACCTCCTGCTCTGGTTCTAGGTACTCTAGGTTTCTTAGCCATTGCGTACCCTTACTTGAAGTTTCTCTTTAGTATCGATGTCTGCTGAAGAGGGAGGAGGCGGGGGTCTTACACCAATAGGGTTCTTAGAGTTGTACTCAGCCTTTCGTGTTTCAGGGTCTACCCACCATTCATCTTCATACCTGCGTAGGTAAAGCAGTCTAGCGTTCTCATACAACGAGTCTACATCACCTTTGTAGCAGGTCAAGACAGCTTGATATAAATCTTCTTCTGTCTCACACCATTCTAAAGCGGCGGTTGCTTTTACTTCGCCTATCCCTACACAACCTTGTATGTTATCTACTCGGTCACCTGTCAGCATCTGCTTGTATAGGAAGTTCATGCTGTCCCATTCACCTACCTCCGTCCATTCATCCTTGACGAAGTTGTAGTGTCTACAGGGTACTTGAAGAAAGTCTTTATCTATACTTGCAATTACTGAGTGAGTTCCTTGAGTGGTAGCTTCAATAGCGATAGCATCGTCAGCTTCCTGTCCCTCGACAACTACAGCATCCCACTCAGAGATCATGTAATCACGCAACAAGTAAAAATGGGAGGGCTTCTCAGCGGTTCGTGTTCCTTTGTAGGGTTTGATTGTGGCGAGGTCGTTTCTAAAGTTACCTTTGCCTGTTAGGTAAAGTTGATAGGGGACTGCATCATCACAGCCCCTTACCAAGATATCCAACACCAAGTTATTCAACTGAGAGAACGCTGTTTCCGCTGTCTCATCTTGACAGGCAAAGCCTATTCTATAACTTAGGATGTCGGCATCGATGAGTAACATTAGATTACATCATCCATGTCGATAGCACCACCATCTCCATCCTTATCATACACAGCTACCTCAGTGATTAGTAGCTTGGACAGGCTAGCTGATGTACCCTGCTTGCCTTTGAAGTCCCAATGGTATGGTTTGATTGCGGCGTTAGCCTTACTACCATTACCAATGAGAGAAGAGTCTACTTCATCTGTGTTAGAGAAAGCAGGTTTGATTGGATTCTGTGACTTAACAGTAACATAGTTACCGCGATCATCACCCTTGTTGCGAACTGCAATGCCCATGTCGGACAGCACCTGCACTGCCTTTGAGGATAGCTTGCTGATGTCCACCTGATACTTGCCTGACATGTCGTTAGGTTTGTTCAAGAATGGCCAATGAAGTTCACATGATACTACAACTGGTTTATCGTTCATATTAATTTACCTTTGTATTTAACTATTAAGATTATGTTACATTCTTTAGATTACATTAAACGTAATTCATTGAAAGTTAATTAATTATTTAACTTTATAGTAATATTATAGCATGAATTTAACCTCCTGTAAAGTCTTATTATAAAATAATTAATGAGTAGTACTCCAGTTAGAACCAACACGATACTCTGCGTCCATAGGACAGCGCATGTTAAGCTCAACACCTGCGTCTATGATTGCTTGTCGTGCAACCTGACCCACAACATCAGCATCTTCAGGTTTAGCTTCAATCTGGAACTCATCGTGTACCTGAGCAACAAGCTTGTAGAATACACCAAGCTCATCGAGTTTGTTACAACAGTTACGCACAGCAACTTTCATAACGATAGCACCACAACTCTGTAGCAATCTGTTGAGTGCCTTGTAGTCCTCATCAACTTTAATCATACGTCCATCGATACCATTGATGCGTTTGGTACGTTGCGCTACACCTTTAGCTTTATTGATTAGGTTGCGTAGTGATGGTAGCTTTGTCAAGAAAGTATCGCGTATCTTCTTACCCTCTTTAGCACCGCCACCTACAATCTGACCAAGCTTAGCGTCACCTGCACCATAGATGAGACCATAGATCATAGTCTTAGCCATGCTACGTTCAGGTAACCCTGCCGCGTTCTGATTGAACGAGTGTATGTCACCCTCAAGTATCTGCCTAGTGTACTCATCATCATTCATATAGTGAGCCAAGCATCGTAACTCCAGACCACTAGCGTCACAACCTACTAGAACATTACCGTCCTCCACAGTGAAGCATTCTCTAGCAATCTTTAGGCTAGGTATCTGTGCAAGGTTAGGTTTGTTGTGCGTCATCCTACCTGTCACAGCACCACAGCTATTGACATAACCATGAATGCGGTGAGTCTCAGGGTCTACATACTTGAGCCAACTGTCTACCATACCTTTGAGTTTAACCAAGCCTAGATACTCAGCACATAGCTTAGCTTCAGGTAAGTCAATCTCTGCCAATGTACTCTCGTCAACAACAGGCGATCCATTCGGTGTTTTCTTTTTCCACTTGACTCCAAGCTTAGATAACCTCTTTGCGATCTGCTGTCGTGAACCTACATTGAAGTGTTCAACGTGGTCTTTAAGTCTCTTACCTGTCTTCTCACTAACCCTGATGGTAATGATGGGAGGGAATCTATCTTGCAGTTCCCTAGTTATCTCATCGATGCGAGTAGCCATATCACTCTGCCACTTAGTAGCTACGTCCATATCTAGCTTGAATCCATTACGAACCTGCTGTGCTGTGATCTGTGCAACGTCATGCTCTAACGTAATAGACATATCACTGAAGCCTTTCTGTTTTAGCTTGCTCATCAGGTAGTAGTATAGCTTTGTAGTTACCTCGACATCACGCTTGCAGTACTCACCCATCTCATCAGTGTATCCGCTCTCGAAGTCTTCAACATCGAAGTCCATCTTAGCGTAGCCGATGCGCTTGCCCCACTCGCTCAAGCTGTGACCGCCTACAGGCGTAGGGTCTAACAACCTAGCTAGTACCAGTGTATCCCATACAGGTACTTTAGCATCAATCCCCCAACAGCTTTTCAAGACTGCCTGATCGAAGAACACTATGTTGTGACCTACTAAGCCATTTGCAGTAGATAACATCATCTCTAAGTGTCGCTTCTCGAACAGAACGGAAGCGCTTGTTTGCTTGTGATCCTGCACTCCTGCACACCATATCGTATCGTGTGAAAGATTTGTTTCCAAGTCTAGTGTAATCATACCCATGATCCTCTAACGTAATTATAACATCACCAATCTTGCTCATTAGTTACATCTCCTATTATCTCTTCAATGGATTCTTCTTTCTCTTCCAAATCAAAGGCTATATTGTAGCATACACCACAGAGATCAGCAAACTCACCTGTCTCAGGTGTTCTCATAACTAACTCCAAGTCACTCATCTTTTTGTTACATGCCGCGCATCTCATAACACCTCTCCTTCAAGTAATACTTCTGACATCCTTCCAGTTGCTTGGTCATACTGAACCGCAGTAGCTAAGCCTGTCTCGCCGCTGAACCTGTTCTTCAGTACCCTGATGTAGGTAGTGTTGCGCTCATCGATATCATCAGCCTGACCATTACGCTCAAAGCCTAGTACAATATCAGATAGCTGTGCAATACTAGCAGAACCACGCAGATCAGCTAGGCTAGTAGCCGCGCCCTCTTCGTGACCCTTACCTGATGGCCTACGCAGGTGTGACACTAGGAACAGAGCAATGCCTGTCTCTTGTACCAACATACGCAACCTAGTCATCACCTCATCGATAGCCTTACGCTCATCGCCGTTGTCCTGAGCAGACACGATGATAGACAGGTGATCTAGGAATACATACTTACAGTCGTGAGCCTTAGATAGATACCTGACCTGACCTACGATGTTCTCGACACTAGTAGAGCCGAAGTGGTCATAGAAGAACAGCCTGTCTGTACCTAGCGTAGCCTCGAAAGCATCACGCCGTTCATCCTCAGTCGATTCTACTGTTGGTAGGTGCAACCGCTTGTTAGCATGTAAAGACATCAGGGACTTGCCTGTCTTGGACACTGACTCTTCAAGGAAGATACAACCTATGTTGCTCTCACTATTCTGTAGCACATGGTACAGTATCTCACGCATCACCTGACTCTTACCGACACCGCTACCTGCTGTCAGCGTTACAAGTTCATAGCCCCTGATACCATACGTCATATCATTGAGACCCTGCCATGCATACTGGACAGAGGCTTTCTCTACAGGTTGATTGACAGCATTCCACAGACTCTTACCTGCAATGATACCATCAGGTGTATGTATCTCAGCCGCCCACCATGCAGACTTGAAGTCATCAGCCCTGCCATGCTCAAGATAATCGTTAGCATCCTTGTAATCAGGATGGTGCTTGACAATCCTAGCTTTACCTGCGAACAGGGAGGCTACCTCTTTGGCGGCAGTCTGACCTGCCTCATCAGAGTCGAAGCAGACAATAACATTGTCGAAGCTATCGATCCATTCATACTGTGCCTTACAATCCTTGAGTGCTGACTGCGCTCCATTCTTGATAGACACCGCCGCGTACTTGCTACCACTCATCTGGTACACGCTCGCCGCATCGTACTCACCCTCAGTGATGGTTAGATACCGACCACCTTTAGGGAATAGGTGCTGACCAAACAAGACACCATCGCCCCATACACCGAAGCTACGTTGGTTCTCTTTACTACCCATCCTTACCTTTTGAGCGCAGACCATAGAGTCTTTGTCTCTGTACTCAAATATAACATCATCACCATCAACACTGATACCGTATCGCTCGCAAGTATTCTGCGTAATACTGCGTATCATCTGGTGTCTACCTCTACCTACTTCCATACTGGATACTCCTATATCTCTACTTATATCTATAACATTACTGCGGTCAACACCTGACTTATACCGCTCACCGCAACTGAAGCATGTAGTCCACCCATCGTGGTTAGTTGACGCACCATCACTGCTACTACACAGTTCACATGCATGATGCGTCAGCGCCCATCCGCTATTCATCAAACGCCTCGCCACTTAGCAGGGGATAGGCTTGAGTCAACTCGCAAGCTAGATTGAACAGAATCATCTCATCAGATGCATCACTAGCGGTATCCATTGATGACTTGATTGTCTCCATCAGCTTATCAAACATATCTTTATTCATCGTCTACCACCTCGCTATGACGTACTGTACCGTATGTGAGCATGATGAAAGGGAGCATGATGATGACACCCTCAAAGGACATTGCGTTGACCTTTCCGCTGTCTTCAAAGAGTACCCACACTGCTCTGCTATCTGCAAACTCCAGATCAAAACCAACACCGTTACGAAATTCAAGGGATAACCTCCTATTAAATAACCAAGTACCAAACATATTATTCTCCTTTCAAGTATTCAATATGTTCTTCAATATAGTCTACAACTCTACGAGTCAGACCGCCTACTGCATCTTCTACAAGTTCACCCATGCGGACATAGTTATCATCAGCCAATGCTTGTATAACTTCACCATGATAATGACGCATGTCATCAAGGGTATCCAGATACTCACCAATGAATGCATCACTGAGTATCATGGGATCGTTGTTCATCAGATCGAGAGCATGCATCCATGCATAACTCATCACATCTTCGTGGGTTGAATGCTCGTCAATCATTGGGAACATTGCGTCAGCCCTTGCGGGTTCATAAGGTTCAAACACCATCGGTAGCTTCATTGTCTTCCTCCTCTGGTTGTGGTTGGACAGGTTGCTCGATGTTGATACCATACACATGTGCGCTAATTTCGTAAAGTATTCCTGAGAATTGTTTACATAATTGTGCCTGTTGCGTAAGACTTTTGGTACGTCTTCCTGCAATTAGTTGCATGGCTTGGTCATCATATTGACGAGCGATTCGATTTATTTCGTTGAATAGTTTTAAATTATTCACTGTTACTTCACCTTTTTAATCAAGTTATTTTCCATTAATACCTCAGCAAAGAACTCTCTGCCGAGACCTGTAATGTGTGGACGGTTAGCACCTACTAGCAGACCATCGCTCACATACTCTTCACCAAACAAGCTTGTCTCTAGATACTTCAACGGCTTGCCGATGTTCTCTTTCAGCTCTTTCTTACTTGCATATCTGAATACTATCATTATATCACCTCTTTGTCAATCATTACTTTTATACGAGCCGAGTCAAAATACTCTCGGATATACCTACGCACCTTAGCTTGAGCATCGCCATCAACTTCTTCCACTTCAGTTATACGATCCTCCAGAGTGGACACCAGATACTCCATCTCATCTACCCTACACTCAAGATCACCATTGTGTCCATCGACACCCATCAGATCGGTGTCAATCTGCGACAGCCTACGCTCCAGTGTAGCTATGCGCTCGGCATCACGCTCGTGTATCTTAGCTTGCTCCTCGACAGCCTTAGCTACCCTCTCGTTTATCCACTTGTCAAACATATTTATAAATTCCATCATCATTCTCCTCGATTTTAATTAGCCACCGCAACCATAAAGATCACAGTTAGGAAAGTTTTGGCAAGCATAATGCCCCAAGTCAGGATCGTCATAATCAATATCATCTTCAACAACAGGTGATAATGACTCACCAGTATAATGCTTATGCCATGCATTACTGACAGGATTAATACCCCAGTCGCTAACGATTTCATCATGTCCTTGATCCCAATCAAATACATACCTAAACCATGCGACCTGCTCACCATCTACAGTCATGAAACATATAAGACCGCCATCACATGCCTCGACATTATCGATAGCCTCATCAAAGTCAGTGCCTGAGTAATCAAGATATTCATCTTCACCCCACACCTCGATGGTATAACCCTGACTGATGCCCCATTGCACCAGATTTCTATGTGCCTTTTCCATCACACTACCTCCTGCAAAAATAAGTCATAAACTTGTACGTCTTCGTACCCCTCGCCCTCGTAGAAGTCAGCAATCTCCTCAGCCTCGTGCTTGGTCAGATTACGACCCTCTACCTGAACACCATCTACATACACAGTATACCTCATGTCCATTAGTAGTTCTCCTGCTCAAGTTTACCGCACAACTTCAACCACTGCTCAGAATCCATCAACTCTGGAGCGACATCAATCGCTAGATCAATTATGTCTTCGAGCCACATTGGATTACCCAACTTGTCAGCCTCACGACACGCCTCAATAATTACATCATACGCACTACTATACGTTTTCATACTTAACTCCTCCTACATTACCAGTACTTAATTGAACAGGTACGAAATTGTACCCAATGATTATCAAACAACTTAACACAATATACTTTACCATACATACCTCACCAGTTATGAATCACACCTGCAATTATAAACAGGCACGTTACAAAATTCAATCCCACAATCACAGTACGCACTAGCGCAATGTAATCAGCCTCCGTATCAGTCGCGCCAGACTTATCGCCTATCGCCTTACACCATACACGCCATACTTTATCCAACTTGCACCTCCTCAATCGCTACATCATCATGCCCTAGAGTTCGCCATAGATCAGCTAGATTCTCAGCCTCTTCTAAAGTTCTAAGGTAATTCCTATTTACTTCAAACCCACCTACCCATACTGTATAATACATACATGCTCCTTATAACATTGTTATAAATTGATTACGTTTATCTTCTCATACTTCTTGTTGTAGCTATTCGCCTTAGCACCATGCGCTAGTATGGCGATGTTCGGCTTGTCATTCGCACCATCGCACAGACCACAGTCTATACAGCTAGTACCCTCAGTCTCATTGACGCATACAATCTCATTAGGTAGCAACTGCGTAGAGTCGCTCGTCATTCTAAACGTACGCCAACCCTCAGCTTGAGCCTTGAGCGCGACCTTAGGCGTATCGGCACTAATCATACAGATATCAGCCATGCGTTTATCAAAGGACTTGTGCGACATCTGATGCGTATACCCTGTCATCAGTCTAGGCTGTACCTTATCAATCAGATTACGCCACACCTCATACGGCACAGCCGATGGATCGCCATAACTACCGAGCCGTAATTCTGCACCGCGTAAGCTTTCCAGATTTATAACATTGTTATAATTCCCCCGCTTATATGCTCGCCATATAGACAACGGCGCTTGATAGGTGCGTACATAACAAGCACCGCCTAGACTTGGGCGCTGTATACAGTTACCGCATACATCTTCATCTTCACCAGTTTTCACCGCGATATTCGGCTCAACATCTCGGCACAATATCCAAGTCTGCACCATTGACTTAAAGTCATTGTCAGTTTTGGGATTGTTGCCACCCATTGTCGCAATCACTACGATAGGCTTGCCAGTTAGCAAGCTATCGCCCTCGTATAATATAAATCCTGCCATAGTTTATACCTCCTCGCCTCTGAGTTTGCGCTCTAACTCTAAACGCTTGCCGATTAAGTCAAGCGAGCGCTCAGCCAGTATAATATTCGAGCGGTCGTAGTTTGTATAGAATGCTCGGTACTTGATCGAGAATAACTCAACCAATAGATCAGTGAGAGCCTCGCATTTAAACTCATACTCCTGTTTATACTTTAAGATTTGAGCGTATACAGGATCATCGTGCAACCGATCGTATCCATTCTCAATTATATGCATGAACTTCGCAATATCCTGCGCTAGATAATGATTATAATGGGTGTAATAGTCCTGCAAAAACCGATTAAATACTGCTTTCTTTGTAAACTTATTCATAAATTACCTCATATAAAGTTATAACATTGTTATAATTCTGAATCAAACGAATCCAAAAACTCGCAACCGCGACCTAATGCCTGTACAACCGCGAATATTTCGGGATATTCTGCCCTAATTATAGCGCGGTTTTGTTTATCCATCAACGCATACGCCGTATGTAATTTGTCGCATGCCTCGTACATATCACCTATGCGGGTATCAGCTACGCCTACGCGCATCAGTTCAGTTCTACTAATATCATTCATATTATACACTCCTAAAGTTTAGATTTATTTTATAACATTGTTATAAGTACTCAGAGAATAATTATAACAATGTTATAAGGACAATCCCTGTCCCTATTCCATCACTCGTATGGCTCGTATAATCCTCCCTCACCCATTGCCATAGTGGCTAGATCAAAAGCATCTTTATAATAGATAACATTCTTCTGAACCTCGCCGTATTCGTGGTGACTGTACTCCTTAACCAATGCTAAAGCTTCGCGTTTGGTTTTGGTGCGTATGTTGTAGCAACTATGATCAGTTTTGATCGGTGCTACCCAGTATGTAAGTTTTGCCATATAACCTCCTTAGGTTTTAGTAGTGGCTGGATTTTATAACATTGTTATAACTACTCAATAAATAATTATAACAATGTTATAACAGCGTATGACTTCCTTGTCATTGCTGTTATCGTCATATTAGGCGCATTGGCTAGCTAGTAGGTTGAGTGCTACGTCTAATGCCTCGGCGCGTTTTTCGTCCTTTTCGGCTTTGAGCATGCTCTCTAGGTGACGCATTGCTAGCTTGTACTTGGCCGTATTATCGACCTTGATGGCCTCAACGCTCGAGCCATTCTCGGCTGTTTCGCCGTCACCACCACCGTTACCAGTTTTGACGCGCGGTGCTACTTCTTGGATTTTGCCGTCTTTGACGGTGCATGCCAATTCGCTGATGCCTTTTTCCTTATTGATCTTTTTACTCACTCTATTGAATAGCGCGCGTAGTGTTGCTAGTGCCTTTTTGTCTTTTGCTACTTCTGCCCAGAAAGCAATAATAAATTTAGTTGCTTTTGCATCACCGTCAGTGTGAGCGGTGTAGGTTGCTTTCAAAACACCTGTAACAGTGTCGCGGGTAGATTGAGCAGTTACAAATTGTGTTGCTAGTTCTTTTGCGTTTTTAATAGTTAAATTTGCCATAATGTTTACTTAGTCTCATATTGTGGTTTAGTTTAGTGCGCCATCAAGCGCTGTCATATCTTAGACAATATCTAGGTTTAAAAAGTTCCCCAGATTTATAACATTGTTATAATTAATTGCATTACAATTAGTAATAAAGTTTTACCTAGTCATTACAACAGGTTATGACCTTAACAGGTGCTATATATCAATATATATTGATGCACTAGGCAACGCTCAACTAGCACACACACACCACCAATGCAAACTTTAACGTGACTATAAAGGCGTGACTGGTCAGGCTGTTTTGGTCACCCCCACCCCCTTTGTAGCAACTATGCCGACTGGGGG